CTAAACAATACCTCGGATCTCGCGTCGCAAGGGCTTACTCCAAGAACTTGTGGCGCTCGATCCATACGCCATTGTCGTGTGAGCGTTAGCCAAGCACAACGCGACAGCATCAGCTCTATCAGGAGAGGCAACGCCTCTCTTTTTCATTGCCTCCTTGCTCTCGACTTGCATCTTTCCTGAGCTTGTAAAATGATAACGTGGCGCCGCAAGCTCAGCCCACAACGCATCGTCGCGAGGCAGCTTAACGTCCATACCCTCTAACCACGACTTTACCTTAAACCATAGCTCAGCTCGCAAATTCAAATACGTCTCCTTCTGGAGCGCACGCTCAGACACATTTAAACCTCGTGCCGGTAAATCTAGCTCGCGCAATCGATCTAATACACCGGCTCCAAAACCATTTGAATCGACGATTATCTCAACAGGACGCTTTGCCGGATTATCGATAGCATCATATTCAGCCTTTACAGCGCCAGTAAGCTGCATCAAATCGAGGTTACGCCAAACAGTAAGCGGATGTATTATCGGACCCTGTCGCTTAGCTAAAACGGAGCTGTCAGACCCCTGTCGAGCCACATCAAGCCCCCATATCGCCGGCGTATCCTCGTGAACCTTAATGTCGTTATTCATAGCGCTCTCAATCAACGCAACAGGAATAACAGTGTCCTCCTCGGACGGAGGAAAATTTCCAAGCACTCGAACATGGTAAGCGGGGCTATCCTCAGAATATCGCTTTTTCATGTCCTCGACAAAATCGTCAGCAACGCGAGGGCTATCAACGCAGCTAACGTGCATCGTGTACCAATCATCACGCAGCCGATTATGCGTATCAAAGAAAAATCCAGTATTACGCGTTGGGTTGCCCGTCAAAACAGTCGTCGCATTGTGCCCCGACATCGATCCACTTGCCGCCTCAAAGACGTTAGGTGAGATCCCGCTCGCTTCGTCAGCAAGCAAAAGCACGTTTTCTGAGTGAACACCGGCAAGCGCTTCCGGCTGCTCCTGTCTTGAGGTTCTACAGGAAATAAAAGTCGTCTCTGGCTGACTTCTCAGCTCAATGCGGTCGCTCTTAATCTCCAGTAAATCGTCAAAAGGGGCCTTCAGGCGCTTAGCAACATTTTTCATTTCAGCAAAACAAGCGTCAAAAAGCTGAGCCGACGTGGGGGCCGTCACAACCGTCTTCGAAGGAACCCGCATCAAAACGTGCCACACGGCTGCAAGAGCTACAGCCGTACTCTTCCCGACCCCGTGGCCCGACCTACAACTGACACGTCTGATCTCTGGATCTGCTACCGCTCGAAGAAGCTCACACTGCCAATCGTCAGGGCTAATTCCGATCACCTCTCTGGAAAATAAAACAGGATCGGAGCGGTATCGTTTCATCAATTTTAAAAACGGGTTGTCTATTGGGGCGTTCATGTTTTTCTCCATTTGGGGGCGCGTGTGCGTTTTGAGGTCATTGGCTTTTGCACCGACTTGCTAGAAAAAGGGGGGGGTCAAAAAGCAAAAATAACACTTGGATTCGCATAATACGTATTATGTTAAATCTTTTATTCAATGTTATCAATGACTTAGCTAAAACGTTCTGTCGAAATGCACAAAAACGACACAAAAACTTGACAGAATCGGTGTCTTGCGGCACGCGCACGCGCACGCACGCGAGTGTGATTGAGTGTGCGAAATCACCGTTCAACTTTTTCTGCCTCACCCTCGATAACGTTATCAAGTAACTGCGCTGCTTGAGCGTGCAAATCGTTAACACTGATATTGATTGCGACGTCTCTCTGTCTCGTATCATATTTTGCATTCATTTTAGAAGCCATCCATTTATCGGTATCGACTTTTAAACGTGAAGCATTAGCATCTTCTGGCGTTGCTTTCTGCGCCGTATCGACTGCACGCTCAGCGTAAAAATGTCCGGCTTCATGTTGCGCTGCTTCGTAACGACCTCGCCTACCCTCAGCGCTATCAAGCCAAATACCAAACAACTTGTAACCGACATCGAACTCTTTCATTAAAGTTCTGACGGATGTTCCAGTTGATATGCGTTCAAGGATTTTATCCTCTCCCATGTCTTCGATTGCAGCTATCTTAGCTTTACCTACTTCACCCACCATTAGAACTAATCTCTCCACATAAGCTTGCGTATCCACATAAATCCACGAAGTGATCCACTTTGTCTGGTGATACTCTAATTCTTGATATTTTGACAAGCATCATCATAACAGCGACATCAACAGCATTATATTCGTGACCAGTGTAAGCCGACCAGAATTGTGCAGTATTATCGAAGTTTTCTTTAGCGTCTCCATAATCGGCATTTCGATCATTATTAATGATCCGCATTGCTTCTTCCAAAATCTCATTTTTATTCATCTTTACCACGGTATTTCATCTCCTCCTAAAGCCCAGTTAACAGGCTCACCATCTCTAATTACTTCAGTTACTTTTGCATTTGGAAAACTATTAAAAGCATTATCGAGGAACCTTGACGAAAAGTCTTCTCGAAGAACTCTCGCAGCGTCTTCAAAGCTGTACACTACCCACGTTGGATTTTGCTCTCGTATTTTACTCACTTCGTTTAGTGCGAAGCAAACAATGTCACCTTCTTCCATCTCGACACAATAGGCGTCTCCATGCAGAGGCTTGTGACCGTTAGCCATTGCTTCGTCTTCCAACACTTTCCAGCCCTTCATAAGTTGACCGGCTAACTTGTGCGTTCTCATAGCGTCGTTATTTTTTACGGCATTACCGAGAGCATCGTAAGCAGCCTCGAACTTACCGGCTGTTTCTGGGCTTACCAGTGAAGGTAATCTATCGCCCCACTTCTCAACCTTTTCTCTTGCTATCTTATCCAGAGGAGCAAGCTGTCCCCAGACTGCTGCACTTATTGTATCGCTTTCGTTCTCTACTCTACCAAGTACATCTTTTCCCTGACGTTTTGCACGATCTGTCGTTATTCTTTTTTTCATATCTTTCTCCACACTTTAAATTAACCACGATGCGAACCACCCCCACACCACGCTTTATATAAGCGTAGTGGTGTGGTGGTGATATTTTTCGCATATTCTCCACACCTCACACACCTTTCCACACCTGAAGTGTGGTAAGTGTGGAAGCTAATGTAATTTTTCATTATGATCTCTCTCCATCATTACTTTTAACATATTATGAAAGACAACCAGTTCTTCCATGACCGACTTACAGACGTCCAAAGCGTAAGCAATTTCTTCCCATTTTTCTGGATCGTCTAGCTTTATTTCGTCTCCGTTCCACTCGATAATGAAACCGACTTCGTCGTCATAAACAATTTGTCCGATAATACTTTGCTCAGGTTCTTGCATTTTTAGCCTCAAGTATTGCTTTAAATCTGAAGGCTACCCGTCGTAATTCTGCTTCCATATCTGGCTCTATAAGCCCTGAGAATAGCGGTCGCCTGTCTTTTGATTGTACAGCATCACCGGCTATGAGCGCAAACGTTGCGTTTACCGGACACATCTCGAACGTTATATGACCCACTGTAATGCGCTCTCGTGGAGCGTCTGGATGTCTGCGCTTAGACTTTAGACTGTGTTTACTCACAACCCTGCTTCCTCTCTTGTTATAATTGTGCCGGCGATAACGACAGGCACTTCTCGACCGTGTCGCTTGCTCATATATTGATCGATCCTTAGCACGTCCGTTTCGATCCACTGCTTAACGATAGCTTTTGCCTTAGCTTTTTCGTGACGCTTTTCGAGATCCAGATCGAGCGTCTCAGCTACGGCCACGCCGATCCAGTTCTTAGCTTGCATCGATTGACGATACGGCTCTTCGTTTTTTTCGGCTGCGGCTGCTAATTGCTGAACCTTGCGAGCGTCTTTTGTTGTCACGCCGTCGAACAGGTCGGGCATTTTAAATGGTACAGCTACACCCACATATTCCTCGTTAGGTAGCTGCACGCCCACCATGCGCCTGTACAGAGCCTTTTCTGCGGGAGGAGCTAGGTTAGCTTTGCCGTCGTCGATCCTGAATATACCCAACGCCTCGCTCTCGCTAACGCCCAGTTTCAATGCGTCTTCCTGAGTTACCTTGTTAATCACCCTCGCCGCACGAGCTGCACCGATCAACGACCCTGCGCCCCTTATGCTGTCAACGGTCGCGTCGTCGCCGTTGCCCTTACGGATGTGATGCGTCAGGACAAACGCGCAGTCTGTTTCGTCGGCTATCTTTCTGACGCTTGCGACCGCCGCGTTCATTGCCATATTATCGTTTTCGTTGATATGATTGGCGCCAACCCACGGGTCTACAATTACCAGACCGATATTATTATCTTTTATTTTATTGGCCATGTAATCTCGTAGCTCTTCGTCCACGTCTAGCCCATCTCTCGATTGCTTCGCGAAAATGATCTGCAAGTCTCGACCGGCGTCGAGGAATAGCTTACCTCGAACCTCGTCGGCTTTGATCTCGTAATGGATCATCGCCGCAGCGAGCCGCCTCTGCATCTCTTCCATAGGATCTTCGAGGTTAATCAGCCAGACATTGCAAGGCTCTATGACGCGCTCTTCGAGTAGCGGCTTACCTGTCACAATGGCAAGCGCCTCGACCGTTTGCATCGATGTTTTACCGACGCCACCGGCTGACGCTAACACACTGACATTTGATCTTATGTAGTGCCGAGCATAGATCCAACGCCGCTTAGGTATACTCGCCGGATCTACTGGATCGAACGGCGTCGGCCACTGACGCTCAGACTCGATTGCTTCTAGCTTAACTTGTTCTACGCTTTTGGCGCCGGCGAGGGCTTGCCTCAACTTGTCCTCGCCGGCTTCCTTTAAGTAGTCATTGGCATCTTTGACGTTCTCGACGCCCAAGCTGTCAAATCTGACTACCGACACAGACGTGCTACCGTCGCCCCTCAGAACCTCTGCACATCTCTCGACGTCAAGGTCGGGATCTGCACATATGGTTACGTCTGAGGCGCGTGGGACGTTGTACGTCTGCATCCCCGCCTTACCAAATGTACACACGATAGCAGCCTCGACGTGATCTTTGGTAACCTGATGTATCGACAGAGCGTCTTCCGGACCCTCGGCCATAATGATAGCCGCCCCATCATGTTCGTCGCCGATACGCATAACGTTACCCGCTATGACGCCTCGGCTATATTTATTGATGCCGTTATGCTCGCGCTTCTTGCCGTCCATCGTTAGCAATACGGATTGCACGCCCTGAACCTCTCCAAGCTCGTTCAGAGCGGGAAAGATGATTGCGGGGCCGTCATATACGTTTGGACTAAACCTCGCCATATTCGTGGCTGTAGACGCTCTAAGCGACCGAGAATTTAGATATAGTAGCGCCGGTCTAATTGCGTCTTTGTTTTCTCGGCTAATCGGTACGGCTCTTTCCCAGACTTCCCTAGCCTTTTTGATTTTGTCTTGCCGCGTTTCCTCATCACGGACAAGCATTTCCTTTTGCGCCAACCGACCCACAAGCCTATCGAACTCGCTCGATGTATATGGAACGGTATCGCTGTTTTCTAAAATTTTTGGATTTTCGCCGCCACGTTTAAAACCTGATCCGATTGTCGCTTTAATTTCGATCTCGTTCAGGCCGATACTTTTGGCTGCGGTATGTAAATCTGTGATAGCTAGGTCGATGACATTTGCGCCCAAATGCGCGTGCCTTCCCAGCGTGTAAGCTGCCTTATTGAGCGTTTCGTTACGGCCACCCTTGAAGGCTGCGATAACGTCGCTGACGGCGCTCTCTTTTACTTTGTTGAAATATGCTTCGCTCATTTATAAACCCCTTTTGAAATGAAATGGCGCCCCGCGAAAGATTATAAAAACGGGGCGCCAAGTTTTTAGAAGAAGTCCTCTTCGCTGTCAGGATCAGAAGGCTCAACGACTTCCTTCTTTTCCTCTGAGACAGGGGGTTGTGCAATGGACTCTTCTTTACTGGGCATATCGATCCATTTATGGACGACAAACCCAATATCGTAGGTCGTGTTGCCGGTCGCTGTAGTAATAGGAGAGGAACCAGTAACTTTAACGACAGGAACTTTACCAGAAGCAAATTCCTTGTCGTTTTCGACCTTATTGTAAACGGCTGCTATAAAATTTCCTACAGCCATAGTGTTGCTTGAGAAGGTAGCGTGTCCATGTTTTGGAACATAAACTTCCACCTCGAAGCCATTCTTGTATTCGACCGATCCTTCCGGCTTGGTCGTTTTTTGAGATGGTGACGGCCACGGTTGCCAATCGCGAAACCCCTTATCGATTGCAAGCCATCCAAATTTAACATTTTTAATGTCGATAGCCATTCCCTTCGACACGTCAAACTCGATCTCTTCCTTTTCGTAGTTTACAATTCTCCATTTATTTTGCGGTGTGTGAACCCTGATGTATTGATTTACATCATTTGTTTCTTCACTAAATGTTATTGGCATAATTGACTCCTTGTCTTATTCGCCTTGTGTAAATTTAAACGCCCAACGGGGGATCTCGACAGTTTGCGTTTTGCCAAAATCATAATCCCAGACGTCAGTTTTTAATGCATTGGCATACTTCTCCAGTGCATACTCGACAGCCGCAGCGCCCTCTCTAAGCGATTGACTGCTAAGTTCATAAACCCCAACTTTAAATGGGGCTTTTTTCCCTACGCAGATAAATACAAATCTATCTACCTCTTTTTCTGCTATCATCATTACCCGTCGATAAAACTGGTCTTGGAAGTGATAGGCGAAATTCGCTGTAGCTTTTGCGAAACCTTCTGGAGACGGATCTATCGTCGTCTTTAGGTCAAGCAGTGTTGCTATGTCCTTGCGCCATCCGTCTGGACGGATCCGCACGTCTACATCGTAAATATCGTCGTGTGCAAAAATACTTTGCTCGACTAAAAGATCTCCGCTAAGCAGCTCAGCCGCGTCAGGATTAGCTCGAACCGCTTCGGCTGATCGACGGGCAACGTCGTACTCTTTTGTCGATAATACAATACCACCCGCAGCCTCGGCCTCAGCTAATAGCTCCTTATATGCGTTTGAGTTAGCGCGTGCATCGGTGTGCAACACGGTATCAGCTTTATCAGGCTCGAAGACGAAAGTATGCGTTGCCGTTCCCTGAAGCATCGCTCGCGTTGTTTCTCTCTCGCCATGCTTAAAATCTGCTAAGCTTTCGTAAGCTATAATCTTACCGCCAGAAGCGCTCAATGCGGGGCTACTGTGGTACTCCGCATTTGAAATGCTTTTTATTTTGGCCAAGTCCTTGTCCTTCCATAGTGTGCGATCAATATACTTTCTGCCCGATGTTCGTCTTTTTTTCTTTTTAATTTTGGCGTCAGATCTGGATACCATTGCTGCGCCAGACGTCTTGCTGCGTCTTTATCTTTTGGTAGTGCTAAAGCTTTCTTCCAAGCTGAGGGTGCGACTATCGTATGTGGAAAGTTGGATAAATTGCAAGTCGCAACAATTTGACCAAAAGCATAGCCAAGCTTAAACGTGGAACTTACGCCCTGTTTTGGCATTGCTTGCTG